GGTATCTGCAATCCCATGTACAGAAGTGGTGTCCGAAGAGTGTGTTGAAACAGCAGTGTCTGCATATGTCTTTGTAGCTAGCTCTGCAGTGTCTGCAATGCCGTGAATAGAGGTTGTATCTGAGCTGTGTGTGGAAACTGAAGTATCTGCATAAGTCTTTGTAGCAAGTTCGGCGGTATCTGTAATGCCATGAACAGAAGTCGTATCTGAAGAGTGCGTAGACACTGCAGTATCAGCATACGTTTTTGTAGCAAGTGCCGCTGTGTCTGCAATGCCGTGAACGTCTAGAGTGTCTGATGAGTGATTAAAAACTGATGTAGAAACTGCTGAAGCAGCTGCAGTATCTGCGTATGACTTTGTAGCAAGGTCAGCTGTATCCGTAATACCGTGCACAGACGTTGTATCTGAGCTATGGGTGCTTACAGCGGTGTCTGCATATGTCTTTGTGGCAAGTGCTGATGTATCCGCAATTCCATGAACGGAGGTTGTGTCTGAGTTATGTGTTCCTATTTCAGTGGTTACATATTCCTGTGTAGCTAGTGTTCCTGTTGCATCTGGCAGAGACAGTGTTCTATCTGCTGTAGGGTCTACTACTTGTAATGCAGTTTCAAAATCATTTGCAGTTGCGCCTTCAAACAGAATGCCAACACCAGTTCCAAGGGAGACTGTTCCAGTAAATGTTGGGTTAGCAATCGTAGCGTAGAGGCTAGATGCAGCTGCTGGAGTTAGTGTGATGTAAGGTAGAGAAGCCCAAACTGTAAGCCCGTCTCCAACTTTAAGCTTTTTACTGTCAGTTTCTACGCCAACTTCACCTTCAAGAAGAATTGGGTTTGATGCGGTCCACTCAGCCGCAGTTCCTCTGCGTAGTAGAATATTAACAACTGCCATTACGAAACTCCTCCGTCATAAGACCCTGTGTAAGACCCCTCAAATGTAGAGGATGGGAAGCCACCAAATACATTTGGAGTTCCACCGTAGAAAGAGGCTGGTCTTCCACCATCTACGTTAAGTTGTCCAGAGCCACCAGTACCGACAATGTCAATCCAAAGTGTGCCATCGTATATTCTTAACTTTAATGTTGTAGTGTCAAAGTATAGGTCACCTGCACGTTGGCCAACAGGCTCGCTGCTCTTAGCCAGTACGTTTAAGGGTACTAATGCCTTTGTACTCATTTATATTACCCGATTACAACGACTCTGTATGCGTTAGCTGTCGGTGCAGATGCAAAGAGGAGGGTGATAGTGGATGTTGTGGCTCGTATGTTGTCTACCATAACCTCTTCTCCAGTTGATACTTCATATACTTGAACGTGAACATCTAGTGTGCCTAGGTTGTGAGTTACTGTGTATGAGGTAGCTGATGTAGAAAGGGTTGTTGAGTACTTTCTGGCTACTACGGCTGCATCAACAGAAATGGTGTTCGTTCCAACAGTGATGCCGTTTCCAGCGCCAATTGCAAACCCGTTAGCATCTGTTGCGGCACCTGAGTTCGCGGCAAGTTTGATGGATGCGCCACCAGCAGCTGTTTGCAAACCACCTGTAGAAAGGGGAGCAAAGGTGAAGTTAGTTCCTGTAAGAAGAACGCCGTTAGAGGCTGTGTAGGTTCCAGCACCTGAGAACTGCGCAAAAGTAAGAGCAGTAGTGCCTAGCGTAATAGCGTCATCGGTGTTTAATACCCAACCACTATTTCCGTTTACTGTACCTTCGCTAACAAAGGTAAAGAGACCAGCAGTTACTTCAGAGCTTACGTTTGCGTCTGGAGCACGGTCTGGGGTTCCTGAAGCCTTAACTACATAAATACCATTTTCAGAACCAGTTGATTGATTCTTAACAAGAATGCGGTCACCAGTAGCAAGAGTTACTCCGTCAAGAGTATCTCCATTTTCAAGGTCTGTAGATAAAGTTACTGATGTAGTTGTAGCTGCACGAACTGATGCCTTAACATCAAGGCCTTGTGCAACAGAGTCAACGTAGTTCTTAGTTGCAGCATCTTGTGCACTTACTGGGTCTGCTACGTTTGTAATTAACTGGCCATTCATTGTGAATGAGCTAGTTGGTGCTGTTAAATCTGTTACCTTGTTTGTGGTAAGGATTACTGTTCCGCTAGCATCAGGAAGAGTAATTGTGCGGTCAGCGGTTGGGTCAGTTGCAGTAAGCGTGGTTTCGTTACCGTTTGCTGTAGAACCTTCAAATACGATTGTAGAGTCCAACGAAACCGTACCTGTAAAGGTTGGGTCAGCAAGAGGAGCTTTAAGGTCAAGCTGCCCTTGAATCCCAGAGGTTACGCCATCTACGTAGTTAAGCTCTGTAGTGGTAAGTGTTGCGCCATCAAGGATGTTAAGTTCTGCGGCATCTGCGGTTACGCCGTTAAGTCCAACAGCTTCCCAGATAGTACCGTTGTAGACACGCATTTCATTAGCAACGGTGTTGTAGTAAACCTGGCCTGTTACAGGACTTGCTGGGTCAGTAGCTAAGTTTTGTATACGAGCATTTTGAAGCTCGTTCTTGACTAAGTCAATTGATGTTAAAAATTTACGTGCCATTATTTGTGTCTCCTTAGGACAAGTACGCTTTTCCGCTAAATGCACCAGTAAAAGTAAGAGTTAACGAATCACTGTTTGTATACTCAATCTCTCCTTCGCAGATAGCGCCAGACGAATCGGCAACTGTCACGTTAGGGAGAAAGTTTAAGTTATGATTTATGACCCAAATATTAGACGAGATACTCTGGACATGAGTATATGCGAGAGTTTGAGCTGTAGGTCCCCCAACTATTACTGGATTTATTCCAGAGATACTTCCTGGGGATGGGGCAGCAATTAGGATAACGTCTTGATTTGTCCCTGCGGAATCTCCTGGGCGAACGTATTGGGTCATTGAGTCACCTGCGCAGTTACAAAGATTTTTCCAGTAACGTAGGTGTGAACCAATCCGTTTGAGTCAGTTAGCTGTACATCGTAATAGCAGACCCCAGGAAGCTTCTTTGTCTGTGTAGCAGTTAGGTCTAGCTGCAGTGTACGCAACCCAGTCCCATCTACAGCTCCTACATTTGGGTAGGAGGTTGCAAAAGATGCAAGTAGGATTGGGCTATTTGGAGCAGGACGAATCTCTGATTTAGCAACATAGTTATTGACCTCAAACCCAAACTGAATTTGCACTGAGTAGCTGTCTCCAGTGTAGACGTACAGGTCTTGAGTAAACGCAGAGGTCAGTTTCTTTATACCGCCGTAGGTAGGTATTGGTATGTAAACGCGTTCCTTTGGTTCTCTGTCGTCTATCTCTTGAGGTACATAAATTGGTACGTAATGGTTTGTGGTCTTAGAGATACGACGTAGACTAAACACATCAATCTTGTACAACCCAATACCAAGCTGTGAACACAGCTCTCTGTACTGGGTTTTACGAACTTCAATCATTTGCATCAACTGACGGTAACGTTCAGAACGAGGAATCTGAACTCCGTCAGGAGCTGTAATATCAATGTCAAAGGATGCATCTGTAGCAAGAGTGTAAAGAGCTAAGGTAGAAGCCCAAACAAGTACGGGATATTCTTCCAACGTAGGCAGAGTTGTAATGGATACAGGACGACCATAAGAGTCTACGTGGTTAGCAGTATGCTGTTGAAAAGCTGTAGTAACAAACTGTTCAATTTCAGCACTTGTAAAGTAACGATAATAATTTCCAGCAACAACAATTAACCGACCTGAGATAGGAGCGGTATCAAAAACAATATATCCAGTTGCTTCTTCAACTTCTACGGTTGTAGAAACATCTACACCATTAACCGTAATAATTAAGTTAATACCATCAAGAGGAGAGTACGGAACTAAGTAACGTGTTGAGGTTCCATCAGCTGTTGTTTGGTAAACAAATGATTTAGGGAAGTCACCAAGCTCGGACCGTAAACGGCCTGCCAAACTGGTAAGAATAGCCACGTAACCTCCAAAAGCTGTATGAAGCAATCATCTCAAAAATAACCTAATAAAAAAGGTCCAACCCCCAACTGGGAGGAGGGCGGGAACCAGTTGAGGGTCGGACTACTTTTTGACGGCTTAGTTAGGCCGCCAAATATATCCGAGCTCTTCTAGGTAGTTAGCAAGATGACCAGGCACTCGGTACTTAACTCCAGCTTTAAAACTGTAGTGGTTTCCTACTCCGTATGTCATCTCGTCAATATCTGTAATTGTGCGAATAACTACTGAGTCGTTCGCTGTTGTAACTCCGATGTTCTCAATCTCGTCTAAAACAAGCGGAGCATCTGGTTTCTTTGGGTCAAAGACGTTGTTCTCTAAACTCTCCGCCTCAACCTGTGCCGCAATTGAAATTTCATCTTTGCGGTCTTGTATTGCTTTTGCGTTTTTCTTTGCTGCAGTTTCTGCTGCACGTCCTGTCGCATCTAATGGACTTGTTGGTGTGTTTGCCACGGTGTATTTCTCCTATGTTAGTTTGTGATTAATGATGGCTGGGGACCCAGGAAGGAGTAGGGTCCCCAGACATCGGTAAAGCGAGTCTTAGTTTGTGTAAACCTTGACGATAGCCTGGTCGGTGATAACACCAAGACCCCAGATTGCGTACCATGCAAGAGCGTGCTCACGACCGAAGTCAAGAACGCCACCGTCACGTAGTTCAACTGGAAGGCTGATTGCGTGACCAAATGCGTTGTCACCAATCATGATTGATTCGTAAACATCTGCTGAGTTACCTGTAGCTGAAGTTAGGTAACCCTTTTCAGCTGTGTAATCTGCAGACTCTGGGTTTCCACCTGAGCCTGGAGCAGTGTTAGAAGACACAGGGATGCTACCTGCTGATGCTGGTGCACCAACAAGTGATGATGTGGTGTATGAACCACCAGCAGCAAGCTTCTTAATCTGTGTTGTTTCAATGAAAACTACGTCGTATAGACGACCGATTTCACCGAGCATGAAGTTACCTGGAGCAGCGTACTTTGTGACTTCAATGAACTCTGGGTTAGAGCGAAGGTCACGAGACTGCTTTGGGTGTACGAACTGTACGTATGTCTCACCTAAGCGAGGGATGTTCTTACCAGCAAGGGTAAGAGCTGCATCCTTGATTGCGCCTGTTGTTAGCTTGTGGTTTCCATCAAGCTGTGAGATTGCTGTAGCAGCTGTTCCTTCATCGTAGTTAGTGAAAGCGCCACCTGTGATGCCTGAGCGGTCATAACCAAATACTGCAGAAGTTGCTGCAGAAAGTGTGTTACGTGCTTGTACATCTAGGTACTGTGCCATGTGACGACCTAGAAGACGTGAGGCTGAAGCCATTACGTCATCAAATGATGCATTCAAAAGTAGTTCAGAAACTGCTACTGCGTAGCCGTGTTCTGCAACTGTGATTGCAATCTGCTCTGCTGTGAGAGCGTTAGTTGTCATACGGACACCTTCAGTAAGAGGTGATGGGTCTACTGCGAAGTTCTTGTAACGAAGGAAGTTCACGCGAAGACCAGGTGCAACACCTAGTTCAGTCTTCTTTACTGCGAACTGTTCAAAACGAAGAATTGGCATTGCCTGGAACAAAATTTCTTTTGACCAGATTGTTTGAATTGCCTGGTTCAAAGATGAGTTTGAACCAGAGTAAGCTGTTGGAGCACTCGCTAGTTGCGAGGAGCCTGTAATTGCACTTGCCATTTAGGTCAAGTCCTTTCAGTAGTTGGTTGGTGGGGGATTAACCGAACAGTCCCTGACCACGGTTGCTGGCTGCAGTGCCAAGAAGCTTGGCTCTTTGTTTCGCATAATCTGCCAATGACATATCCCTGATTGAATCAGGCGTGTACGAAGTGTTTTCCGAATTGTTATCCAGGGGTCCTGATGCAGGCGCTGTAACTCTTGCGCCTACCATTTGTTGCTTTGCAGATTGCATTGCTGCTTGAGCAGATTGCAAAATACTTTGTGACTTCTCACGCAATAGCGTGATACTTGCCTCAACCTCGTCTTGCGTATTACCGTTAACAAGGTCAATGAGCTCAGGAACAATGTTGTCACGTTCCTGCTCTACACGAGTTGCGCGGTAATTTGTAAGGTGGTTGAGTTCTTGTTCTTTGTGTAGAAGAGCAAAAGCTTTTTCTCTTTCAAGACGTTCGTTCTCTAACTGAGCCTGAAATTCTTGCTCCTTCTTAGCGAGGAGTTCCTTGGCAGAAAGTTCTTCTTCTTCCCTGGACTTTTTAGCTTGCTCTTCTAGCTCACGTACAGACTGCTCGTGAGCAGCTTTACGTGCGGCTTCGTCTTCTTGTGCTTTCTTCAAAGCTTCAAGTTCCTTAGCCATCTTTTCCATTTGAGGATACAGCTTAGATTTTTCTTGCGCACGAGCCTTTGCGACGTCGTCTGCAGTAAAAACCTGTTCCACTGGTTCACTCACTTCTTGAGCGACAGCTGCTGCTGCAGTTGCTGCTTCAAATACTTCTTGATTATCGGCCATTATTAATCACCTGTTTTTCTTGTGTCGTTGTCCGTATGCCTTGCGGCGTATCACGTTGGGGTTTAACAAGACAATTTCATACCATTTAGGATAAAAAATCTCGTTATATTGTTATTTATTTTTAATTCTTGTCTACTGCTCTCCTCTGAGGAATTTTAGTTCCGTAGGCTTCAGTGACAAGTCTTTCTCTGATTGCAGCTTCTTGGCTCTTTTCAATGCCCATCATTTGCTGCTGAGCTGGGTCGTTGACGCTGTCGTCAGTTTGAGGGCCATTAATACCGTCTCCCATGATGTCTCCATCACCGAGTTCGGTTGGCTGCATAGGGATGGCAGAGTTTCCATCAGGTCCTGGCATCATTCCAGTCATATCCATAATTGCTTTCTGGATTTGAATCTTTACGAGTTGCAAAGCGCCATCTGCGCCAGCATCGGAGATAAGCTCTTGACGAATCTCTTGTAGCTTCTCTTCTGGGAATTCCTCACCAAGTGTACGTAAAGCACCTTCTTTAGACTCAAGACCCATACCAATTTTAGTTTGAATCTCATTCAAGACAATTAACTTATCTAGTGGGAGAGGCTGAGGGAACTGAACAGAATTTTGGAAAGTAATTGGGTCTGAAAAATCAAGCTGTGTTAACTGGCCTTCTTTGATTGGGCCGTCTTCATCAGGGTTGTACATAAACTGCATAGGCTCTTTTAGAGCAAGAGTGCGAAGAGCAAGCTCGTTAATTCTTTCAATACCAACACCGTACTGAGCAACCTTCTGTGAGTAACGGTTCATTAATGGCTGGTACTGAATAGAAAGTGCAACACCCGATGTATTAGAGATAGGTTGAACTTGACCCAGTGCGGTTTCTGGGATGTTCATTAGCTCGTGCATTGAGCGCTTTAGAAGTTCTAAGTACTTCAAGGCTCCGTCAATGCCTTGTGCACCGCCTTCCAGGTTGAAGACTTGAGCATCTTTTGGAAGACCGCCCCAAACCTTCTTTGCGCCTTTTTCTAAGTTAGAAGCTTTAGCACCAACAATAACTGTCACAGGAGAAGCGTGGTAGTTAATGATGTCTGCTATGTCAGTTGATATCTCATTGTAAGCGCGGTTTATTGTAATGATGTCGTGTGCGTCTGGGAGACCCCAAGGTGAACCAGAAACTGGAACGTTCGGTATGTGTACAACAGGAACTAACCCAAGTGGATTAGGACGAGAATCAATTAACTCATCGTTTATGTACTCTTCAATTGTGTCGTCTGTAAGAATTTCAGTGTAGGTAAATACTTGACGTGTGCCTTCAAGGGATGTTCCCCAGAAACGATACTTCTGCTTAAAACGCAATAGACGCGTACGGTCGTGTGGGTGAAACTCAGGGAAAGCAAAAGAAGAGTTAAGAGGAAGAATACGAACTCTACCTGGGTGATTTCCTCCAGCAGAGTCTACCCAAGGTTCTTCGTACGCAATTTTTACAAAACAGTCCCCAGTAATGCCACCTTGTTGCCCCATCTCAAGTAGCACACGCATTTTTTCGTTGTCTACTTCCCAGATTCGTTCTAGGCGGTCTGGAATAATTGCTTCCGTTGCTTTTGGTGAACGGAAATGAATACCCTTACCAAATACAAAGCGTGATAAAAAGTCGTTAAATGCACGGTAGTAATTAACCGCAATTTGCATTTCGCCAGACTCACGGCGATAGCCCCAGTGGTGCCCAAGGTACATTGCCCAGTTTAGTGAGTAACGGTTTAAGCGTGGACCATGTACTTCAAATTCTTCGTCAGCTAATTCCACCAAACCCAGTGGAGAAATAGAGATAGTTAAATCGCTGGATGCGGCTCTATACGATGGTGGAGAAAAATCAAGATATGACATTACTTATCTTTCTTCTTATCTTTCTTAGAGTCTTTCTTCTTATCAGCAACTGTAGCATTCTTTTTCTTAACATCACGAATATGCTTTTTTTTATGCATTTCTAATTTGCGAGTTTGCTCATTTGTTTCAATAAATTTGCCGCCTGATTGGATGTAGCGCTCATGAACCCAATGACTTGCTCCAGGATTAGGGTAGTTAGAATACTTAGCCTTTGCCTGAGCAACAATCATCAAATAAAGTTTTTCATTTGCTGGCTTACTTGCCATTACATCTCCTCCTGATAACCCGATAGCCCCCACACTACTGTGGGGGCATACCGACGTCTGTCTAAATTAGTCGTTTACGACTGTTGCAGATTGACGCTGTGAGCGTCCGCCTGATACTACTTTGGTCTCAATTACTTGAGCTGCGTAGTCGTTCATTGTTCCGTGCGCAAACTCGCCAAGGAATGTTGGTGCTTCTACCCATGAGGCAGAACCAACGTGTGCTCGCTCTGCAAGAGTTTCTGCAGCTGGCTTTAAGAATACGTTTGCATTGTGATTAGGACGACCTGGTGCAGGAGCGTAACCCTGCATCATGCCCTTTTGAAAATCATTTGGTACATCTGTGTCTGTTGCAATACCTTCTTCAAAACGAAGTGGTCCGCGACGTGTTGCATTGCCTGCTTCCTTTAGTTCGTACACATGTGGTGCACGCTCTGGAAACTGTGGTGCTGGGGAAATTCCCATAGTAAGACTCCTTAAGGTTGTAGATGGAAGGCCATTCCAGGTAATAGTTTCCCGCTTTTTAAAGAGCCTGTGTGGTTAACCGAAGAAAGGATTTGAAGAAGCAACAACTTCTGGCATTACTAAATCTTGAGTTAAGGAACAGGCAATAGATAAAGAGTCCACAAAGTCATCGTGGGCGTAGTTTTCGTCAGGGGCTGCAACCATAAAGTTAGGTCCTTTGAACTGAACTTCGGCATCAGTCATCTGTTGATAGAAGCGTTTCCAGGTGCGTAATCGTCGTGTCTTGGCATGAGCAGGCCAGGAAATCATCTCTCGTTGAATTAGCGCTTGTAGGTGTTTCCATCGTTTAGATTGCTCACTTGGGCTTGAAGTTATTGGCATAACCTCAGCTCTTGGTAGTAGAAGCTTTAAACGTTGCGCTACTGCATCGCCTACACCGTTTGCGTCTACTCCAACTGCAAGTACATCGTAGTTCTCTAAGAAGTTAACTATTTGAAAATATTGCTCTTCCCAGTCATCTCCCTGTAGTTCTAACCAGTTAAGGATGCGATGGTCAAAGTAACCGAACTCATCTGGTCTATCCCAGTCAACCCAAACAACCGTTACAACAGTTGAGTCAGTTTTACGTGCAGGGTCAATACCAACAACACAAGGAGTCTTATGCCAAGACTTAACTAACTCCTGCGAAGTATCTCCTAGCTCATCCATCTTAGACGAAGTAATAAACATACCTCGTTCAAGTAACCACTTGCAGTTGTAAGACATTTGGAACTCGTCAGAGTCTTCACCGATACGCAACATCTCTTTTTTAATTGAGCGTTCGTAGTTCTTGTTGTACTTAATAACTTCTTTCCAGTCCCACTGGTAATGATTTTGTCTATTACCGCGAGTAGTCTGTCGTCTGCGGTTTAACTGAATGGCTTTGTAAAAGTTGTTCTTACTTGTTGTTGGAGTACCTGTCTTTACCATTGTTCCTGCGTAGTACGCAAGCATTGGAGCAATAGACTTAGATACAACAAAGTCATCTGCTTCTTGGCACTCATCAATTACAATAAGATGAAAAGACTTAGATTCAATTTTTGCACGTGGGTTAGCGGTCATCATTGTGATGCTTGAACCAGAGTTAGTAAGTTTAATCTGACGAGTTACTCCGCCAACACGTGCAGCTTTGTCGTCAATTTCAACGTCGTTTAAAATCTCTAGTGCACGCTCAGATGTAAGACGAGTTACTGCACGACCAAACAGTGTTTCTGCCTGTCCTTCTGTTGGAGCAAATAAACCAACCCACACACCGTCTTTAAACTTACCAAGAAGTTCTGGGTACAGCTTTGCTAACCGAGGTAACAAAATCATTAGAGTAACTACAGTGTCAGCAACTGTTTCTGACTTACCTGACTGACGTGCAGCAAGTGCAGTTATCTCTTCAGCGTCATTGATAATCACTGACTCCATAATGCGTCGTGCTAAAGGCTTTTGATATGGGTGCAAGTCATGGCCTACTAGAACTTTTAAAAAGTCCATCATCTTGTCAATTAGCTTGTCTACAAATTGCTGAGAGAGCTCATCAAGCTCTTCTTCTTTTTCAAGCTCTATCTGCTCAAGGTCTTCTTCCTGTAAATAAAACTCAGGATTAATTTCCTCAAACTTCTCGTCATCAAAATCAATAGGCATTATTTCCTCATTAATTGACTAGACCCACATTGCTGTGGGCCATCGCCAGACCAGGAGAGAGGTGAAGCAGGAAAATAGTAGCACACACTACGCACGTTTCTTTAGTTCCTTGGCGATTGCATTAAAAACTTCAGTTCCCAGTACAACTTCATCAAGAAGGTCGTTGTTGTGACTCTTCTGCCATTCTGTAATAAGTTTGCCAATCGTGTACATGGACTGCTCCATCCACAGAATCAAGTCTGGCGTTGATATCTTTGAGACTCTCTTCTCTATCTGAGTCTGGGGCTGTCCATCCTGCTTCTTCCGTAAAATCATCGTAGGTTACTTCCCGTGTGTTGAGTGCCGATTTAAGTGCGTCTTCTTCAGTTTTAAAGCCAGTCCACTTGCCGAAGGCTAGTGCTTTGTACTTAGGTAATCTTACTAAAAAGGGTTCAGAAGTCCTAAAAGGTTCTTCTATTTCTTGCGTCCATCCACGCACAACAAACTTTTTGCCCCAAATAACAGGTAAGTCAATTAGTTGTACAAAGTGTTTTGGTCCGATGTTGTGTACCTTTGGCATTTATCTTCCTCTTGGGTTTTTTCCACCCTTAGATGGGTTCTTACCACGTTTGCTTTGAGCAATTGTTTTGTACATAGTCTTAGTCTGTCCTGGAACTTTTCCTTTTACTGCAATTTGAGCACCACGACTATAGCGGTAGAACGCCTGCTGTGCTTTCTTAGACAGGCTTGATACATCTGCTGGACCACGAGGCTTAAAGTCAAGCATACGAGCAATGATAGCTCCCTTAGAACGGTTGGCCTTAAACGCAGCCCACTCACCGCCTGAAACTTCGTAGTAGTTGTAGAAGGTTCCGTCGCGGAAAATAACCGTAAGTTTTTCTTCATCTTCATCGTAACCAGCAGCAACTGTTCTTGGTCGGTCTGGATTAGTAGTAGAGGTTGGAACTACAGTGATATCAGCTGGAGATGTATCTTCCATCTCATCTGGTTGAAAACCAGGTATTCTCCAGTTAGATGGATTGTCTAACTGGTCTGTGTTCATATTATGATTAAAGTCAATAATCTCGTATACGCTACGGCCAGGTGCATCGCCCTCTGCGGTTCTGTAGTCTTCACCAGCCCAATTAGCGTAGTTTGTAGGATTGTAATAATCCATTGACTGACTATCATCAAACATGATGTCAGAGATGCGGTTGAAAGAACCTTTAGAAGATGCGGTTACTCCGCCTTGAAAATCATCACCGAAAATATCTCGGCCTATTGCATTCATCATTTCCTGAGCAGACGGAGCAGCCCTCCGAGAAGAGCTGCTTCCGCCTGTAGGACGTACCATAAATAAAGCCCTAATTAATTAGGACGCTGCTGCCCATGGTGTGATTGTTACTGCTGCACCTGGAGCTGTGTTGTTTGCGCCTGCTGCAACTGACTGTGTCTTGATTGTTCCAGCAACACCTGTGAGACCAGCAACAGTAAGACCTGTTGTTGAAAGCGCACCAGAAGTTGTGGTTGTGAAAGAAACAGTGTTTGTAGCAACTGCTGTAACTGTCCATGTACCGTTGAGAGCTGTATCTGGTGATACGAGGTCTGCAACTGTAATCTTTGTTCCAACAGGGTACTTAGCACCAGCACCTGATGAGGTGATTGTTGCTGTTGTACCTGTACGTGATACTGCTGTGATTGTTGAAGCTGCGTTTGTAGCTGCTGTTGCAGTTGTAGGAACGAGTGATGCGTCCTTCATTGCGTCTGTTGCAAGAGCTGTTGTAAGACCAAGTACTGAAGGTACGAGTACATAGTCAGTTGCACCAACTACATCTTCGCCTGCTGTGTTTGGTGAATATTGTGGAAAACCGTTCCATCCTGAAAGAGCAATGATGTGGTTATCTAATGCTGGGTCTAGACGACCTGTTGATGTATCTGGGCGAGCATCGTTTGGTTGAATAGGGAAGTTTCCCCATACAAAGTCAATTGCAACTTCGCCTGCGGAATCTAAAAGATTTCCGTTGTTATTTACTGCCATGATGTCTACTTTCTCTAGAGAGGTTTGGAATTTCCCCATGCGCTTAGGGGAACCTTAAAGATAGTATCCAAGACTATTGACGTGATGTCAGCGTTTATTCCTCACAGATGTGGTCATCAAGGTCTTCTTGAATTAAGATGACTTCACAATGACGGCATTTAAAGAATCTAATGTCATCTAATCCAACGTGTAAAGAATCTGAGTGACTAGGGTCAACTGCCATTTCTGGTTCAGCTAAAACTTCTGGAGGAAAAGGTCCTCTAGGAGCGTGCACTACTGAAGGTATTGCGTGACCCTGTACCGCAAATTTGCGAATGACAGGCATTATTCTTCAGGTGTTGTCGGCTCTTCTTCAACGACAGGTTCTTCAACCGCAGTCTTTGATGCCTTCTTAGAGGACTTTGTTGCTAAAGCCTCAAATGCATTTGATTGTTCTTGAACCATTTCTTCAGAACGCTTTAGTAGACCAGCGTTTTTACGGTCATTGAGAAACTTCGGCAAGTGCATAGAGCAGTAAGGGATTGTATGAGAAGGTGTAATCTCATAAATCCAAACGGAAGCGTTAGTGCAATTAGCGCATGTTGTCATTGTTCTACTCCTTAGTTAGCAGTCCCACTTACGAAGTGAGAGGGCCTTTCTTGTTGGTCTTCCTTTTTCGTCCTTCATAGGACCAGGCATTCCGCCCATCCTAGCGCAGAAAGATTTACGACGTGCTGCAGACTTGGGAGATTTCTTTGCTTGGTCTGCTGACACAGGTGGTTTTAAATTATGTCCTTGCGCTTTTGCAGAAGCTCTACCTTTAGCATTTAATCCGCCTTCAGGATTCTTTCCTTCTTTGCGAGTCCATGCAGGGGTTTTGTGCGCTTTTTTATGCGCTTTCTTTTTTGTAGTCATTACTTCTTCTTAATACCAACCATGCGGCCAGTTGTCTTATCACGAGTTACTGTTGGCTGTCCTTTAGCAGGAACAGCTTTCTTAGCTGCTGCCTTCTTTGCAGGAGCAGCAGTAGGTGTAGGGTTTTTTAAAGAAACCATTCTTCCACCAGGTCCGCGTGTAACTGTTGGTTGTGGTCCTTTAGGAGTTGCAGGAGCTGCTGCTGGTGTAGAAGCACGGTTCCCTGGCATACCAACAAAAGATTTAGTTTGTCTTGGAGCAACTGTTGGTGTTGGGTTAGTTGCAGGACTTGGCGGTGTCTTTAAAGTAAAACTAGCGGATGCTTTGCCACTAGTAATGGACACAGGTGTTCCGCCTTCTCCTGCAGATGCAACGCGAGACAGCAAGTCTGTAGCGTGCTTATGTGCAACTCCAGCTTCACGTACGCGTAGGCTGGACTCTGTACGAAGCTTTCCTGTTGAAAGATGATGCTCAACAGCTGCCTTCTCTATGTCGTTGTTGTGTCCAAGAACAATCTTCTTTATCTCATGACGACGGCCCGCACCATCTTCTTTTAAACGTTGATTGTGCTCTTGAGCCGAAAGAGATGATGCTTGTTCATGACCTTGCGCAGATAGTGCGGAAGCAATTCCACCTTGATGAGAAGCTAAGTCTTTTGCAAGTTCGTTACTGTGGTGAGCTGCTTCTAACCCCATCTGATGTGACAACACCATTTGGCTTGTACCTGTTGCACGAGCAGACATATCGCTAAAGAATTTGCTTGGGCCAGATGTGCTCACTGGCTTGTTGTATCTGCTTAGGTCCATGTGCTAATAGTCCCTTACTTTTGGTCTTCTGTTTTGTTATTCACTAAGCAATTTTCAATACCGATAAGTCGCTCACTCAGGTCATCAAAAGCGTCCATTATCAACACTTGATTTTCGTATAACCTGTCTACACGGTCTTTTACAGTTGTGAAACCACCGTTTTGGCTTAATTCGCCATCCATGTTGTTAAGGCGTTCCATCACACCTGGGACACGGTCACGACCTGGGGCTTCTTCTTCACCTTCCCAATCGCGCATGAACCGCTCTGCCCATTGAGCCCAACGTTTTACTCGTTTGTATAGTGGACTCAAGAGCACCCCCACACTAATGAGAGCACCAGCGACAATACCTAAAGTCATAAAAGTGTTTGTCACTGGTGCTACTCCTCTAAATTACTTTGAGCCGAAGCCGTATGATGGGTCTTTTGGGTTTACAAACTTTGCTGCTGGACCGAGAAGACCTGCAATGAAAGCGTTTACCAAAGTCTTTGGGTCTGAAATTCCGCTCATATAGAGCGCAGCAACAGCAGCAATAGATGCACGAAGCCAAGTAGCTCCTGCAGCCTTAAGTGTATTGATATCCATGGTTCTCCTTACTGAGTGCCCTACTCAGAGACAATAGTCTCTTATTCTTCGCGGTTACGCAGCGGATACGTGATAGCCCATGCAACTAATGTCGCAATAATTGCGTAACCAACAATTGTTTTTGCAGAACCATCTAGAACTACCCAAGCAATAAACATGCCAAGTAATGTCCATAGTTGGTCAATCATGTCCTTTAGTACTTTCATTGCTTGCGTCTCCTTACGCCTTTGCTATCACCTGATGGGCCTCCACCACCAGAACTTCCACCCCCACCAGAAGAGGAACTTCCAGTAGAGCCTGTTGCAGCAGCGGCTGCATTTATCGCAGCACCTGCAGCAACAACCGTTGCAACAACCGCTTCGGTTGCTTCTTCACGTTCTTCGTCTGACATATCTGCGCCAATACTTCCAAGAGCTGCTAAAGCTGCGCCTGGGTCTGACAGTGCTGTTGCTAATAGTTCTCCAGGATTTTCTAACAACTCAATTTGTGCAGCAACTTCAGCGGTGATTACAACTGCATTACCGTTTTCGTCGGTACGCACATCAACTGGTGTTTCTGCAGGCAAGTCTTTGTATTCAATTCCTGCTTCTTGTATAGCAGATGCAGAAAGTGCTTCACCAGGAGCAACCGACTCTAGAAGTGCAGTTACAACAACCGTTTTTTGTTCTTCAGTTAGTTTACCTTCTTCGGCAGCCTTCTTCAGTGCTTCTTCTTCTGCTTTTTTAGCAGCTTCTTCTGCTGCAAGTTTTGCTGCTTCAGCTTTAGCATCTTCTTCAGCTTGTGCCTTTGCTTCAGCTTCTGCTGCTGCTTTGTCTGCTTCTGCTTTTGCAGCTTCTTCAGCTTTAGCTTTTGCTTCAGCTTCTGCTGCAAGACGGTCTGCTTCAGCTTTAGCTGCAGCTTCTTCAGCAGCAATTCGTTCTGCTTCTAAGCGTGCTTCTTCTTCAGCCTTTGCTTTTGCTTCTGCCTCTGCAGCAAGTCTGTCAGCTTCTGCTTTTGCAGCCGCTTCCTCTGCTGCTATACGGTCAGCCTCTGCTTTAGCTGCTGCTTCTTCAGCAGCAATTCTTTCTGCTTCAGCTTTTGCAGCAGCAGCTTCTGCAGCTAATCTGTCAGCTTCAGCTTTTTCTGCAGCGGCTTCGGCAGCTAACCTTTCAGCTTCCGCTTTTGCTGCTGCTTCAGCTGCTGCTGCATCTCGTGCTGCTTGTTCTGCTGCTGCTTTCTCCGCAGCAATACGTGCGGCTTCTGCTTCAGCTGCTAACTTCTCTGCTGCTTCTTTTTCAAGCCTTGCTTTCTCGGCTGCTGCAAGTGCTGCAAGTCTTTCTGCTTCTGCTTGAGCTGCCGCTTGCTCTGCTGCAATACGTGCAGCTTCTGCGGCCGCTGCTTGTGCAGCAGCGATTCGTGCGGCCTCTGCAGCGGCTGCTTGTTCAGCGGCAACTCGTGCTGCCTCTGCTTCTGCTGCAACTCGTGCGGCCTCTGCTGCTGCAGCTTGTTCTGCTGCAACTCTTGCAGCCTCTGCTGCCAATGCTGCTTGTCTTGCTGCTTCTGCAGCTGCAGCTTGCTCTGCAGCTATGCGGGCTGCTTCTGCTGCGGCTGCTTGTTCAGCTGCTATACGAGCCGCTTCTGCTGCTGCAGCTGCGGCTGCTTCTGCAGCAATACGAGCCATGTTAGGAACTAGCAATGACACTTCATTGGAACGACCAGAGTAAAGACGTTGAGTGTCGTTGTCCCCTCGGATAGAGAAGGTGTATGTAGAGTCTAAACCACCACTACCAGCAAACACTTCTTGTCCTATAGATACAGTTGTGTTTAACGCATTAGCATCTCCAACATTACCTGTTGCAATACCCCAACCTGCAGAAGTGCCGTTAGTAAAGAAGATTGCATAACGCTCTGGAGGTGTTCCTCCGCTTGGGGCATTCCAAGTAAGAGTTACAGTGCCACCATCTATTGTTGCAATTAAGTTTGTTGGTGCGTTGACCACAGGTGCGACATAAGGAGGGATAGCTGCTAAAGCTGCTTGTGCATTAGCAAGTCGTTGTTGTGCTGCTTGCAAGACGGCTAATAAAGCAGGGTCTTTAATCATCGTTGGAGTTGTTGCACCAAACCATGCGGCAGGCGTTACTTGCCAGTTTCCAGACGGCTCTGTGACGTAAAGCGTTGAGCAAGCTCCGCCACCGTTCTCGTAGAACCAGGCGTCAATAGCATACGGAGTTCCTGCAGTTAGTTGAACCCCTGCACCCCAGGCACCGTTGCATCCTTTATCAACCCACTCATCAATTGCTACTTGACCGTTTACTGTCATGTAGAAACCGTCATCTGCAATATTCATGAACTGGTATTGACCAGTATTAGGGACGGTAATAGTTCCGTAATAGTGCACAGTTACATGGTCTGAGTTGCATCCAAGTACTGAACCGCTACCCCAGTTAGATGCAATCTGTGACACAGTCAATGTTGCACATAGGTTTGCTTCGTCAGGTGTTCGGCTCATTGTGTTGTTATAAACTTTTGCAGTTAAACCTGAAGCAGTAGTTGCAGTTGAAGTGTCAGGTATTAACAGGGTGTCATAGTTTGTTTGTGCAATACTCACAGCTGCTTGTGCAGCGTTGACTTCTTGAGTCGCTGCAGCAACTCGTGCGTTGTACTCTTCAAGAGTATTTGCGTATGCTGGTGTGACAAATACTGCGGGTAAAAGTGCCGCAGATATAAATACGAATAGTGCTGCGAATTTTCGCAGTGCTTTCATTAACCCCTCAAAAGTTAATAAGACCCTCTGAGAGTATTAAAGCAGAAGTTACATTGGTTTTCTTAGCTTATTAATAATTTGTTTTGAACCAACATCACCTGAAGCGTTAACAGACTCTCCCTGAACACCGCGTCCTCTACTTGCCCAAGCAAATATTGATGCACGTGTCTCAGATTTAAACCTTGACGGTGTAGAAACAAATCTTTGTTCAACACCTTTTCTGTTGTTAACTTTAAGTGGTCGTCGGTTTAGCTGAGGCTCCATTAGTAACTACCGCCATCTCCGTAACTTCCAGCAGATGTTCCGCCCATTCCACTATAGTCACTTGCTGATTGACCTGAAGAAGGTTCTAGATTACCTGGCGTATTAGTTCCTGAAGACTGTGTTTGTAAAACATTTCCAGCCATAAGTGAGCCAGTCATATATGGGTAGGAACCCCACCAGTAACCATTGCCAACAAATCCTCGTTCCCCTACAGGGCGAGCAAATCTTTGACGCTGTTGGTCTTCTGCGGTCTCAATTGCTCCGTCAAACTGATGACCTAAGTTTCTGTTGCTCATGATGTTTTATCCAAGTTCTCTTTGTTGTATGCACCTACGTCTTGCTTTACTGCTCCGTACATTCCTAGCCCATAAAACTGTTGACCAGAAAGTGGTTGCCACAACTTGTAATAGTCAACCATTGTCAGTGGGTTATCTGTCGGCATAAATAAATAAACCTTCTGGGTCATGCACTTGAACTGACTGTTGAACTAAAGTGTACCCAGTTTCCCGTGCGTGATGTCCGCAAAAATAAAGCTCCCCAGTTAACAAGGTTGCACGAACCATTGCTCGTGCAGCACACTTGTCACAGCGGTCTAATGCTGTTAACTCGCGTTGTGCGTGGGCTGTGTCTATCAATTGCTAAACCCTGGGCTTGGTGGCTTACTTGCAGTAGCTCCAGCAAAGTTATCTTGTGCAGCGTTTATCGCAAGAGGCTTTTCTCCTTCAAACTTTTTAGTTTGAGGCATTGCTCCTTTGAACTCTTCATTAGATAACATGGGTTTAGTTTACCCCTTTCCTAGAATAAGTACGGGCATAATACGGAGATGGAGTCCAAAGAGTTCTTGGAACGTTATACTTGTGCTCTGTGTAGTAAACGATACGTAGTACCTGATTTAGCACGTATGTGCGAGAAAAAACACTTGGAGAACTCTGATGCCTAAGTACGAATACGCCTGTATCCAGTGCGATTTAGATTACGAAAAAGAGCGTAGCATCCATGATGCAGAACCTGAATACATCTGCAACAAGTGTGGCTACGCTCTTCAACGTGTCTTTAACTCTTTTGGCCTTCAGTTCAAAGGCTCAGGGTTTTATAAAACTGGTGGTTAGTTAGAGTTCTCTTCTTTGGTCACAAGTCCACCAAACTTAGTTGCCTTGTCTGCTGCTTGACGTTCTTCAACTTCAACGTCTGCAACAGTTTTAGCGCCTTTATCAACAGTTGAAAATGCAGCGTTGATTTCATCAAGGCTAAGCTTTCCATCGTCCATAAATGCACGAGCTAACTTCTCAACAACTGCGGCGACCGCAGTCAGACCAGCAACTAGTACTGCTTGTGCTACTGGAATACCTGCAACGGCACCAGCTCCAATTACTGCAAGACCGCTTGCTGCAAACACCGCAACAATACGCATCAATACATTCTTCAAGGTTGACATTAGATTCCTCATCCGTTTTTCTCCTCTGTTCCGTAGTTTATCGTAGTGACGGTATCGCTGTACTCTTCTAGTGCTTCTAGACATACTTTTTGCTCAGACATTAAGAAATCCTCAATCTCAGTACGACGAAGAGCAATCTGCGCCTCTGTTTGAGAAATTACCTCTTCAGAAAGTTCATCACGGTGCTCGGTATACTGCTCAACCATGTAGGTCAATACAGACTGCATAGTTGCTGCTTTTAATTGGGATTCTTCCCAACGCTTTTTAATTTCGTTTATTTTCTTCTCTTTAATAAAAGCATCTGCCTCTAGCTGCTTTTCAGCCCTCTTTAGTTGAGATTTTGATTGGTAGTGTGTTTGGTCCATGCCCTCACACTAGCAGACTATTTGTATTGTTCAACAATTTGGATTGGGCCAGAAGTGTTTACATCTAGCTTTGCTGCAATCTCAATTGCCTTCTCTGGCTTGGCTCCTGCGTAAATAGCGCCAATAGCGTAGTCAGAACCAGAACCAACGCCATAAATGCCATCTGCAGAACGGCAAACGGATAAATCATCGGCAATATCAAATACTTCTCCAGAAACAGCCATAAGGAAGTTAAACCGACCTTCTCCTGCTTTGCCGCCTTCTTTACCCTCATTGAAGTCGTAGCCATTATCAGTAAGGCATTTACGAAGAGAAGGCAGAGCTTTAGTAATCATAAAGTGATAAATGTCTTCAGAGTCTTTCAAACTTAGTTTTGGTGGGTTCCACATATGTTGCACAACATCGCAAGGTTGAACTTCGCCACTTCCTGCAATTAAGAACGCTCCACGTTTTGCTATCTTCTTCATATCGGGATGGTTGTAACGACGACCACCATCACCAGTCACCTGATTATCTGCAGCCATAACACATTTGTCTTTGTATTGAACAGCAACGATAGTTGTCATACTTACCCCCAGATAGAAGAACCCCCCTAGATTACCATCCAGGGGGGCCTTTTGGGGAATGTCCGATTAGAGTAGTTTGACCAGTTCAGCCCAAGTCTTCGGTCCAACCACGCCATTTGAGTCAATTAGGTCATGATTGTCTTGGAAAGCAATAACTGCCTTCTTGGTGGCAGCGCCATATACGCCGTCTGCACGCAGTCCTAGGGCCTCTTGTACGGTCTTGACGCCGTCACCCTTATCTCCTGGCTTAATGGTTCCTGGGAACGCTGGAGCCTCTGCTGCGGGTACTTCAGCTTGGACCTCGTTACCCTTGTAGTTAGGGCGGCCCCAACCTACGATAGAGACTAGAACCTTCTTCTTGTTTGGCTTGTATGCACGAACCTGCTCGCATACCTCGCCACCATTGCGTTGGTCACCCTTCTTCTTTCCAGAGGTGTTTCCTTCAATGGTTGCTACAACGCCATCAGCAATAATGCCTGTGCAGATACCTACGTGAGAAATGCGGTTGACGCCGTCTCCTGGGAAATCAAAGTACAGGATATCTCCTGGTTGTGGGGTTTGACCGCAGTCTGCTTCAAACCAAGTTCCCATCTTTTGAAATGCCGCTGCACCTGCAACTGTAGAGACAGTGTTAGGGATTTTAACCTTTGCTTCGTGAGCTACCCACATACAGAAACTTCCGCACCATGGAAGGAAGTTAGCCTTTGTGAAAGCGCCATACTTTGTTTGGTTGTCCTTTGGACCTTCAATAGTTCCTACTTCTTTGCGAGCAATGTCAATCATTGCTTGAGCTGTTCCTAATGCTGCCATTATCTTTTACGCAACTTTCCAACTACGTGCTTAACAGCTCCAGCAAGGGTGTCATTTGGCAACTTTGTCTTTGTCCGAGTCTTTTTACTTGAGGTTACTGCAGGTGCGGCTTTACTTGCGGGAGCACTAGGCTCTGAATCCCACAATGACCTTGCTGGCTGTGCGGCACGTGCATCATTTGCAGCCTTGGCTCGTCCTGCAGGTGTTTGCATAAACGCTTCGTGTTCTGCCTTTACATAGTGATGTTTGCGAGCTTCGTATCCAAGGCGCTCTGCAGTAATCATTGCGTGTCCGCCTTCTACACCTTTTGGATGCTTTTCTTTTAAAATGTTTAGTCCGTGACGAATGTCTGTGCGAACATCGTTTACAGTGCGATGTCCTCCATGGGTGTTTGTTAAATGACCGTCACTCATTGTTCCCTGATGGTGTATACCAGTGGTA